CGTGTATATATACGCACCCCCAGTACCAGTACTGCCACTGAAATGTCCTCTTCGGATCGACACGGGCCCTAAAGCCCTGCCAATTCACAGGAGACAAATGAAATGGCATTCGCAAAAGCCTCCGGCTATACCAACCTTAATTCGGGCAACTTTTCGCCCGTTATTTACTCCAAGAAGGCCCAGATTGCTTTTAGAAAAAGTTCTGTGGCTGAAGCGGTAACCAATACGGATTACAGCGGCGAGATCAGCCAGATGGGTGACTCTGTCCGCATAATCAAGGAGCCCACAATCACCATCAATACGTTGGAACGTGGCACCACATTGGCAACCCAAGATCTGACCGACAACGACTTCACAATGGTCGTAGACAAGGCAAATTACTTCCAATTTACTTTGGCGGATATTGAACAAGCCCACTCACATATTAATTTCATGGACCTCGCAGCGGACCGTGCAGGATATGACTTGCGTGATGCTTTTGATGCCGAAGTACTGGGCTACCTTGCTGGTTGGAAAACACCAAGCGCATGGGCACGACGTTCAGCGTCTGGCGATGTAAACGGTACTAAAGCCGATTCAAACGCTGGTAACGACGAATTGCTGGCTGCTAACAAGCTCGACATCACCGACTTCGGTGGATCAGATCTAGGCGGCACATCAGAAGTGACCTCTATTCCAATCGCTGCAGGCGGTGGAGCAGGCGGTATTACTTCTCCGTTGGCAATCCTCAACCGTATGAACCGTCTTATGGACCAAGCAAACGTCCCGACTGACGGGCGCTGGGTCGTTGTAGACAGTGTGTTTGTCGAAGTCCTGATGGACGAAGACTCTAAACTGGTAAATTCTGATTACGGCGGATCATCAGAAATCCGTAATGGTCAATTGCCACAGAAGATCCGTAATATGCGGGTATATACTTCTAACAACCTTCCATACCTCGGCACAGGTCCCGGAACGTCTGCGTCAGCGGGTTCTGAAACCAACTTTGGTGTGATGGTTGCGGGTCACGACAGTGCGGTAGCAGTAGCTGACCAGATTGCAAAAACGGAGACATTCCGTTCACCAGACACATTCGCAGATGTGGTCCGGGGTATGCAATTATATGGGCGCAAGATCCTTCGCCCGGAAGCACTTATGACAGCCAACTACAACTTGGCTTAATATCGATACGGGCAATGGCAATTACACTCACCACAGCAGCTAAGAATGCTGCGCTGGACGGTATAGTCGATCTTATTGACGGCGGTACGGGTTCAGCAGGTTCTGTGCAAATATTGGATAATTCCAATAACGAGTTAGCTACATTGCCCCTATCAAATCCGGCCTTTGGGTCGGCTGATAATGGGACGGTTCTGGCAAATGCAGTAACGAGCGACAATACTGTGAATGCCGGGACCGCTTCCCTTTTCAAGGTGTTTAACAAAGAAGGCCAAGAGATTTTCTCTGGCACCGTAAGTGGATTGAACGGCGGCGGCGACCTCGTTCTCTCTAACGCAAACCTAGTCGTAGGAGATAGTGTAAGTGTCTCCTCATTTTCAATGACAATCTGAGGAGAATCTCATGTCACTTAGCGATAGTTTTGAGACCCACACTCTCAAATATCTTTTAACCACCGATAGCGTTACTCGCCCAACCTCATGGTACGTAGCATTATGCACAACTGATCCCACAGATTCCGCTCTTGGAACTGAGGTATCTAACAGTGGAACAGCGTATCAACGTCAGAGTGTGTCTTTCACTGTTTCTGGTAATAACGCATCAAATAGCTCTGCAATCGAATTTCCAGAGGCCACAGCGTCTTACGGCACAGTGGTAGCAGTAATGATCATGCCCGCCCAAACTGGCGGTACAGCGTCCGAAATGATTGCCCATGCGCAGCTAACAACAGACAAAGCAATCGCATCTGGGGATATATTCCGTATCCCAGCGGGTGATCTGGATATCAATATCGACTAATTAGGAGCGCCAGATGGCTATTCTCACTGACTTTTTGGAGCGAAAGCTGCTGGATCACATCTTCGGAGTGACGGAGATGACGAAGCTCACTTCTTTGTACTTGGGCATCTCTACAACGGCGTTTTCGGAGAGTGATACAGCCTCTCAAGCTCTCGCAAAAGAACCCGGGACATCTGGCACTACCTACAACTCCAACGGTTATCAGCGGGTGTCTGTTTATAGCGCAACCAACACCAGCGGTTTGTCATGGAGAAATGGCAGTTCAAGTCCAAATATAGAAAACAAAGACCAGATAAGTTTTCCACAGGCCACCACATCAAACTGGGGCAGTATTGGCTACTGGGCGCTATACGAGGATCAAGTTCCCTCGAACGGCACTTCCTCATCCACTATTGATTCGGATGATGGACAAAAGCCATTGATGATTGGTTCATTCTCGGCGGCTGTTACCACCAATGTTGGTGATCAGTTTAGGATTGCTACGGGCGATTTTACGATTGAGCTTCCTGACGTGATCAATGTAGCTTCCACCGCTGGCGGTACTAACGCTCCTTTTCACGGTAAATACGGTCTGGCTTTTTTACTGGGTATGCCCAATTCCACTATTTCTGGGGAATGGGATTTTATGTCTGGTTCTACGTATGATCAAAAATATTGGCTGGGCGTGTCTACCTCTGCATTCGGAACATCAGGCAAAAATGATGAAGCATATGCGGGGGTACAAGAACCGGGATATGACACCACTACTTACACTACAAACCAAAGAGAAGCCTACGTTAATAATGGATATACAGCTAGGCCAGAAATTACGTTTAACTCCGCTTCCACATCAAACGGCGTAACTACTATTACGAATAGTAATGCGGTTGAGTTTCCAGAATGCGCCAGCAACAATTGGGGAGACATTACGCATTTTGCTATTTTTGCGGGGGGCGATAATGATGCTAATGCAGAAACGCATGGGCGGTATGCAAAATACCCTGCTAGTATCAATGTCTCATCAGGAACCGCATCTTCTAATGCTGCACCAGAACAATCCAGACCACTCCTTATAGGCGCTCTGGACGCAACAAAAACAATAAATGTGGGTGATACTCTGCGTTTCCCTGCTGGTTCGATCTCAATTGCCTTAGATTAAGGTTTTTCAATGGCTATTTTTGGTGACAGAATAAAAGTCGCTTGCTCGACTACGGGCAGTACAGCTACGACCTTAACTTTAGGGTCTGCGGTCAGTGGCTTCCAGACACTCTCTGAGGGCGGTCTCTCCAACGGAGATTCCGTCCGTTATGTTATTGAGGATGGCTCTAATTTTGAGATAGGTTTAGCCACCTACGCCACGGGTTCTCCCGATACTCTTACAGGCCGCTCAGACGCCAACGTATCTGCTTCATCCAATTCCAATAACCGTATAAACCTGTCGGGCAGTTCGACGCTATTTATAGCTCCTACAGCGGCTGATTTGCAGACCGTACACGTATATTCAGCTACATCTGACTTACCCAGCGCCAGCGATAACCACGGCATGATAGCCCACGTCCACGGCGAAGGCGCTATGTATTTTGCGCATAGTGGCAGTTGGGTAAAAATCGCTAATTACAGTGATATCACGACCTATTCCAACGCCACTACTTCAGCCGCTGGGCTGATGAGTGCCGCTGATAAAACAAAATTAGACGGCATCGAAGCCTCGGCAGATGTCACTGATACCACCAATGTCGTGGCAGCGTTAACAGCGGGTTCAAACATCACGATTGCTGCTGATGGTACTATTAGTAGTACCGCAAGCGGCGGTGGGGGCGCATCTTACTCTGATCCTATCAGACAGACGGAATACACTGGCACAGCGACAGATACGTTTAACGCATCATCTACACCAGCGCTTCCTGCATTTACTGTTGGAAACATCCAAGTTTTTCTCAACGGTTCTAAACTTGCTGCTAATGATTTTACGGAAGCTTCAGACGGCTCTCAAGTACAGCTTGGTTCAGCTTGTGCCGCATCTGACGTTGTTACAATCGTCGAATATGGTGCGCCTTTTGCTTCTCAGTATTCTAGTAGTATTTTCACTGTTGGCACCTCATCCGAATATAATACGACCACGAAGGTACTCACCACCAGTTACACTGCTAATCGGGTCGCCGTATATCTCAACGGTGTTAAATTATTAGTCGGCACCGATTGCACGGCTACTAACGGCACAACAATAGACCTAACCAATGCCGCCCCCGTCACAGGCGACAAGATAGAAGTGGTCGAACATGGGACGCTGGCAGATAGCGTAACCACCCTTACAGGTTTAAGCGACACCCCAAGCTCACTAGGAACAGCGGGACAAATTCTTCAAGTCAATTCGGGCGCTACCGCCCTTGAGTTTGCAGATGCCTCAGAGGGCGTCACAACAGGCAAAGCCATAGCGATGGCTATAGTATTCGGAGGCTGATATGGCTGCACCAAACATAGTAAACGTAGCAACGATAACAGGCAAAACGGCGGTTCAAGCTGTTGGCACAAGCGCTACGGCAATCGTCACAAACTCAGCCAGTTCGGGCAAAGTTTTTAAGGTCAATGCACTGCTTGTTTCAAATATAGATGGCACAAATAACGCTGAAATTACAGTCGATTTATTTAGATCAAGCACAGCATATCACCTCGCTAAAACGGTAGTCGTTCCCGCTGATGCAACTTTGGATGTTCTGGCAAAAGCAATTTATCTTGAAGAAGGGGATAGCTTGAGGCTTACCGCTAACGCCGCATCTGACCTTGAAGCTGTATGCTCCTACGAGGAGATCAGC